CTCTTTCTTCAAGAAAAGAGGAACATACAGCTATTGTTGTTATTGGCTCAAGACAGCACCCTGAAGATTTATATAACTTTCTTTTAGAAAACCCAGAGATGGACACAATCGTAGAAGAAGCACACAGCACAGAATGTGTCTTGCCAGAAAACGATATAGAGTTACACGAAGATTGTATGTTATGGGCAAGTAAGAGAACTTACAAATGGTTACGCTCTAGGTTACACGCAGCAGAAACAACAGGTGGTAAAGCTATCTTTGAAATGGTGTATTTGAATAAAGCCTTTGTTGATGGAATCACAATGTTTGATGTAGAGGAAATAGATTTATGTAGAGATGTAAACAGAAGTATTGGACACATACCAGCTAACACACAACTTATTGCAGGGCTTGATCCAGCTTCTACTGGTTATCAGGCTTGTTTCTTGTGGGCTATAAATACTGAAACAGGAAAAATGTATATGGTAGATATAGAAAATCAAGAAGGTGGTGGAGTAATACAAGCAAAAGAAACTATTAAGAAATGGTATGAGAAATATACATTAGCTCATTGGGTAATTGAGGAGAACGGATTTCAAAGAGCAATTAGACAGGACAAAGATTTGAAAGAGTATTGTGCGAGAATGGGTATTTATTTAGAAGGACACCAGACACAGAAAAACAAATTTGATCCTATCTTTGGTGTTGGAAGTATGAGAGAATTGTTCAAGGAACAATTAATTAGTTTGCCTTATGGTAGTGCAGAAAGCGAAACTAAGAGTAATATATATCGTAGGCAATTAATTTATTTCTCAACAGGTGCTAGTAGGCAAACTGGAAGAAATAATAAGAGTGATGTTGTTATGGCAAGTTGGTTTCCAATGCGTGTCATAAGAAGATTACAAAAAGAAAGACTAGCTGAAGTAGGGTTAGATTATAAACCTAGCTTTGGAGAATGGGATTTGAGCGAGATAAACGAAGCTCCTTGGAATTAATATGAACGCAAGTGAATTACAAGATAAGATAACGCAATTACATTACGATAACCAAGATGCCTATGCAACAAGAGGTCGTATTCGTTCCATAATGAATGGTGGTCCTTCAGGAATCCTAGCTTTACTAGGCGACCAGATCAAAGGTTTCCAAGATTGGCAAGTACCAGTTCCTAACTTAATGTCCACAGGATTAGAACACCTAGCACAGAAAATAGGTCGTATTCCAAATTTAAAGATTGATATTCCAAACGATAGAGATTCTGAAAGGTCAAAACAAAAAGCAGAGAAGATGTCAAGGATTATATCTGCTTATGATGAGAACCAAAGACTAGATATACAAATGCCACAAGTTGGTAGATGGCTACCTGGTTATGGCTTTGCTGTTTGGGTTATTAGAGAAAAGAAAGATTCTAATGGAGTTCCTTATCCTTGTGCAGAGTTAAGAGATCCATACAACTGTTTCCCTGGTTATTTTGGTGCAGACCAACAACCAAAGGAAATGTCTATAGTTCGTAGAGTTCCAAAGTATGCACTTGCTCAAGTTTATCCAGAGTTTAAAGAACAGATTTATGACAAAGATATGGGTACTGGATTATCTATTGGTAGTGGTTCAGCTTCACCTTATACAGATTCTTATTCAGGTTCTTGGGCTAACTCAAACGGACAAGGTGATTTAATATCAGAGTTTTATAATGAAGAAGGAACTTATGTATTCCATATGTCATCTGGACAGATATTTGATTTTATTCCTAATCCACTTAAGAGTGGTCCTGCTTTCGTTGTAGCAAAGAAATTTTCCTTTGATCAGTTACAAGGACAGTATGACCAAATAATTGGATTAATGGCAGCTATGGCAAAGATTAATGTTATGAGCATTATTGCTATGGAAGATGCAGTATTTACTGAAACAAACATTTCAGGTGAACTTGAATCAGGACAATATAGAAAAGGTAGATTTGCTGTAAACTATTTAGCTCCTGGTACACAGGTTTCCAAACCTGCATCAAATGTTCCTTATCAGATTTTCCAACAGATAGATAGAGTTGAAAGACAATTAAGAGTTGGTGGAGCATATCCAGTTACTGATGACTCACAATCTCCACTTAGCTTTGCTACTGGTAGAGGTTTAGAAGAACTCGGTGCAAGTATGTCATTAATGATTAGAGAATATCATACCATTATGGCTGATGCTATAGAACAGACAGATGCTAAAAGACTTGAGTGGGATAACATTATGTATGGTGGTAAACCAAAACAGTTATCAGGATATTCAAATAATAAATTCTTTTCAGAAAAATATGATCCAGAGAAAGATATAGGTTTTAATTACAAGACACGCAGAGTGTATGGTGCTATGGCTGGTTATGATGAACCACAGAAGATAGTTACAGGGCTGCAATTACTTCAAGCAGGTATCATAGACACAGAAACCTTACAAGAAAATCTTGATGGGTTAGACAACATAGTTAGAGTTAATGAACGAATAACTAGAGAGAAAGCAGATAAAGTTTTATTTGATACTTTACTTGCACAATCACAACAAGGAGATCAAAGAGCAACAATGGCTATTGTTGAGATTAGAAAAAATCCTGGTGATGTACAAAATATTTTAGATAAGTTTTTCACGCCACAAGAACCACAAATGACAGAAGAAGAAATATCTTTCGTAGAAGAAGCAGGACCAGGTGGAACTTTGCCACCACAAGGACCTCCACCTGGAATTGCACAGATGTTACAAGGAATGGGTGGATAATGAATATTAATAAAAAATTTGCAGATATTGTACACAACTCTTTATGGGATGTAGATGAACAAGGTGATGATATATTATTAGAAGCTAATTTAAAAGAACCAACAATATTTACTGATCAACTACCTCCAATGGTATTTCCATTTGGTTATATGATTATTAGTTCAACATTTGCATATTATGATGAGGATGAAGATGGCAACGAGGAGTAATTCAAATAAAGGCGTAAGTCCAAATTCAACTAATGGTTCTTCTTATTCAACAGGTAGAAACCCTGGTGGTATGGTTAAAGGTTTAGCTAAAGGTGTTACTTATGGAGAGGGAGAAAAGATTAAACAACAAGCAAATCTTTTTGGTATGCCAAATGCTCCTTCACCAAATGTTCAACCTACCAAAAGACCTTCACCTAACATAGATGTATTTTCTGAAACAGAGTTTGTAAATGAACCTGTTACATCAGGATTACCTTTTGGTCCTGGTTCTAATGGTCCTATTGATAGCCAAACTGCAGGTGTAGAGATGGTTAAAAACTTTATATACGATAGTTGGTTAGCAACTGGAGATGATAGTTTACTTGAGTACCTATAATGACAGAAAGATTTTCAAAGAACTTAAATGTTCCTGTCTTTATCAGAGAAACTAAAAACACAGTAACAGAAGAACAAGCAGAAAAACTTAGTCAAATAAATCAAGCTAGTGCTTCAGTTCCAACTTCAGTTATGGTACAAGCAGCTAAAAATAATCTTGATACTGGAATGGTTGATGAAATAAATAATTATTTTAGTAGAGCAAATGAGAAATCACCCAATACATTAAAATCATCAATATTTACTTCTTTAGGTATTAATCCTGAAACAGGTGGTTTTGGTGAACTTGCAATTAAAGGATTGTTTTTAGGTGTTAGACAATTATGGGAACAATCATTTCCTAGAGTAGGTAGAGCTATATCATTAGCACAACAAGGAGAAAAAGATCCTTGGAAGAAAGCAAATGTTTCTCCTTTTAAAATATGGAATAAAAAAAGAAAATCAGGTGAATTAATTGATTTAGGTACTGCATTATTTGGAGATACTAACCCAGAAGATACAGAAGAATATAAACAATTAATAGATAATGGTGCAACTCCAACTTTAGCTAGAGAGTTAATACAAGCAAGATTAGGTACAAACATTTGGACAGATATTGAAACTGATTCAAGAAAAGTAAAAATGACAGATGAAACTGCTCTTGCATTACAAGCAAGAGGTAGAGGTGATCAAGCAACTTTTGGTCGTGTAATGTGGCAGCCACTTCATTTTATTGCAGGTCCAGAAGATAGAGCTTATGACTTTTTTACAGGAACAATAGATTTAATTGCTAACTTATTTGATCCAACATTCTTACTTGGTAAAGGTGTAAAGACATATAAAGCTGGTACAAAAATGTTAGCTCTTAGTGATGAAGCAGCAGCAGGTGTTGCCTCTACTTGTTTTAACACGAGCACAGGTTTCATTAGATTCCCCCCATACTTACTTTGACTACTTTAATTACATCAAGGGGCACGTTGAGTTGTTTAGAAACTCTACCCCAATCCCCAGTGCTA